AACCTCTCTGAACCTGCTTCAAAGTATTTCCGTCAACTTCCCTGACCTCAATAATCTCTAACTCAGTACTTTCAATTGTTGCTCTAAAAGGAGGCTCAGGAAAAACCGTTGCATCCTGTACAGTTACCTCTGTCTCTCCAACACCAAAATCCTCAGCAAGTGAAGTTTCCGCTAAGTTTTTCGCATTAAGCCTAGGCATAATCTATTCCTCAATTTCAGGGATTTCAATACTACCAGTCACCGAAACAGAATCTTCATCTTCCTCCAACGTAACAACCGTGAAATTACCTATCTCAGTAACTTCCTCATTATCCTCGTCTAAACAATAAAATCTTCCTCCAGCAATAGTCTCAGGTAAATCAACCTCAGCGTCATCACCAGACAAAGAAATCCTTAACTGATACGGATTCTCACCAGGATCCGACACAACCTCAACTCGTTCATCATCATCAGATAAACGAACCACAGGCTCATCCACATCATCAACCAGCTCTAAAACATTAAAATCCTCGTGTGTTTCATCTGGATTAACAGCTTTCCTAATCTCCTCATAACCCCTCTCCAACAACTCAGCTTTTTCACTCATAAAATAATCAAACCTATTAAATACTTAATTCTACTCATTTATTAAATTAACCCTAACTAAAATCAATTTCATCAACCTTAGCACCAAAACTTCTAACAAAAACCCTTCCACCACCACTATTTCTATACCAACCTCTCAACCAAACCTGAAAACTTTTAGGACAAAAATCAAACAAACGACAATTCTTCCAACCCAAAAAAATCACTCCATGTTGCTTAATCGAGGCTCTACACGGTATCCGAAAGTAAAACTAACTCTGTTATCACTTCCTGAATTATTTTCAATAGTTAATAAATAAACTTCGTTTTGATTAAGTATCCACTCAGAACCTATAAAATCTCCAGGAACACCTCTGGTGTTACCGACTGCTCCCTGAAAACTTCCTGAACCTCCTTCCGCTAATAATGTTCCATCGCTCTCTGCTGTTTCGTCAGCATCTTTTAAAATAGTTATTTTAGGTTCATCATCTGCAAAATCTAGTTGGTTTAAATTATAATTCGTATTCACTTCTTCACCCGAGTCCTCGACCAACTCAACACTTTTTTCAAAATCTATATCTATAGCTCCTTGCCCGTTAATATCAAACCTTGAAATAACAGGGTTATCTACTTCAATAATTAATGCGTAAGTTACTGATTCTCCGTCGCTCAGAACTTCTCTTTTAGATGCTATATAATTCTCTCCTTTCTCCGTGTAAACAGTAGAACTAGGATAATTAGATGTTTTTAAATACCCTGGCGGCCAATCATCCTTAATGTTAACAAACAAATTAGAAATCCTACGAACCAACTCTAATTGATTTAAACTCATAACTTAATCAACCTTTTTTCTCCATGTTCCGTTTTTCAGCAGGAACATTTTCCTCGCTAAGTTTATCATCTAAATATTCCTCTAATTTTTCCCAGTTACCTACATGACCGTTTTCAGTTTTCAACTTCTTAGCCATTATATAGCACCTGCTTCCTTCAACTTTTTATACAAATCTTCCTTACCAAGACGACCATCAACACTATCATACTTTTTAGCTAGGCTACGCAACTCATTATAACTATATTCCTCCAACCCTTTATCCTCAACACTTCCGCTTCCATCAACAACAGAAACACGACTATCCTTCACCGTCAAATCAGTTTCAAAAGTATTATCATCGTTCAAAGAAAAAGTCCTGAAACCTTTCTCCTCAGTTTTCAAAGTAACAGCACCACAAGAAACATCAACGATTTTATACTTAATCATATAACAACATTAGTTTTACTTTTATAAAAAACCAACACATCCAACAAAAAAAAATAAAGAAAAAAAAGAAAAAAGGGTAACTTAACACCCCTCTTTCAAACCTATATATCGTAAGCTTTCAACCACTTACCGAAACGACCATCAGCCCTGTCAATCAAAGCCCCGAACTCAAACATCGCAGCTTCATCAGCAAGACCTCTCATACCCAACGGAATAGTCGAGAACGGAGTCAAAACCCTGAACCTAGCAGCACGAGTATTAATGATGAAAACATCCCCTTCATCACCAACCGTATACTCAGATCCAGATTCTGAATCACTTCCATCAACATGCTCCCTAATCATATGAGTAGGAACAATAGGCACACCAGCTACAGCGAGTTCCTGACCTCCCCAGTTAAGGTAGTCTGCGTTAGTTGGATGCCTAGCATGAGGACTATCAATCTCATTCTCTAAAATATCGTGCATCGTATAAGACACAGCTACCACGAGATCGTCGGCTGTCACAGCTAAATCGCTTTGAAGCAAGTCATAAATTTCAGCCTTAATATCCTGTAAAAAGTCCTCACTCACACTAGACTTATCTATTTCATGGTCTTCATCATACTCAGAATCAGCGTCTGAAAACCACTTAGCAAGTCCTTTGTAAACATTTTCTGAACCAATTCCACCAGTGTCATCACCTTCCTCATCCTTAGCTTCTTGGTCAGGATCAGCATACAAAACTTTCGCTTCTTTATCCTGTCCGAAAGCAGCAACTCTCTGACCCACAGTAGTCTCTCTAACATCCATGTAATGCTCAGAAGCAGCTTGAGAAAACTCAGAAATACTAACTACATCAACATATATAGTCATATCTTCCTCAATCTTCTCAAAATCAACTCCCTTCTCCTGATCATAAAGATTCAAAGAACCACTCTCAGAAACGTGACCTACTGGGTCATCCCTATCATCAATTCTGTTAGCAACAGCTTTGAAACCTTCCTGACCTTCCTCAGCAATCACATCAGTAGAAATAGGAGCAGTATTTTTCAAAATCGCTAAAATCTCAGGGTCGAAAACCAACGGAACATGATCTTCAACTCTATCAGCGTCCATAACTCCTTTTCTCTCAGCCTCAGACAAATCCTGAACTCTTTTCTGAAGTCTTTCCTTGGTCACACCATGCTTCGACCAAGTATGAAGGGCTTTCTTCACAAGACCTTTGTTATCCTTCACAAAACCATCGTTTTTTTCTTTAAGTTGTTTAAATAACCTTTTTCTCCATGGAGAAGTAATCTTTACTCCATTTCTATTAATCTTGGCAAAACCGTTATCTTCCCAAGTTTTCTTAAAAACCTGAGAGTCATCAGTTGTTCCAAGTAACTTTTGCGTTATTCTAGCTCCACTCATCTTTCATCACCTCAATAATACGAATCAAAAACACTTACATCAGCATCCTTCTTACCAGACACTTCTTCAACATCTTCATTTTCTTTTGTTTCAGAACTAACGGTTGTAATTCTCTTACCAACAGGGTCACTAACCTTTTTATCCTCGTCTACACTGTCTTCCTCGTAACCAACATCGTCATCGTCTTCTTTATCCTCGTCATCCTCGTAACCACTTTCCTCATCGTTGTCTCCGTTCTCTAAATCTTCCTGAATACCCTCACTAACTGAGTCAAGAATACTGTCAAGCATAGCTGAAAACTCTTCATCATCCTCAGCACCTCTATAAGCACTCATCACAGACTCAAAAAGTTCTCTAAAATGACCTCCAAGAATACCCATAACTTCCTGGACCTCATCATCATCAAACTCCTTAAACCTAGCAAGTAACTTCTGCTCAACTTTCTTAGAGATTTTTAAATCAATTTTGTCAACCAACTTATCAGCTAACTCATCAACATCCAACTGTTCCTTCTGACCTTCGTCCTGAACATCCTGTTCTTCCTGTAATTCCTGTCCCTCTTTTTCTTTCTGTTCTGAAACATCTACATCTTCATTTTCTTCGTTTGACATGGTATCAACACCACTAATATCATTATCCTTCAACGCTTTCTCAAACACCTTAACAAAACGGTCAGCATCAAAACCTTTACCTAAAACACCTTTCTCAGACAAACCCTTAGCAATCGCCAAACCAGCAGTCACAGCATCAGGATTAGCAGGAACACCAACAGCAGAAGTCTCAAACAAATCAATCTCATCAAAAATCAAACCATACTCCCCCTCCTGATATTCAACAGGTTGAAAACCAACGGAAAAACCGACAGGCATATCCTGCTCAATCAAAGAAACCAACTCATCAACACGCTCATCATCCTCACGAAGCTTAACACTACCGTAAACCTCGCCATCACGAACCTTTCCGTCAACCCACTTACCAATAATATCACTAGTCCTATATTCCTGAAAACCAGTTTCAGCACTTAACCCGTGGTCAAGAAATAACGGGACAGTCCCGTCTTTCAACTGCTCCACCATAGACTTCAAACCTTTCTCCGAGAAACTATCACCATCACGATCCTCGGTCACACTAGAAATAGGAACAGTTAAAACTCTACCATCATCTGCGTTTTCCAATTCAAAACTTTTAGCTTGTAAAAACTTTTTCATCCTTATATCACCTACATTAACAATCATTTTATAAAAGTATAACCTCTTAAACCCCTATCGAACACCTAAATCCTTACTCCAACGATACACAGTATTCTTAGACAAACCAGTTAAATCCGACAACTTATTCATCGAAACATCGCTACACAAACGCCTCCAAACAACTTCAAAACTACTCTCACAATCCTCCTTAAACCTTTTATAAATCCTATACTGCTTCTCAGTTAAACCATCAAAACTCACACAATCAAAATCCTTACTCAACTGAACCAAATCATCAGGCATATCCTCAGGTAAAACAGGTAACTGATCACACCTACAATTCCAAGGCTGGTCATCACCCACCTTACGAGCACTACGAGGATAATCATCAGGTTGATAAAACGGTTTACCCTGCCAACCAGACGGAACAACAAAATCCTCATCAACACGCTTCTTCACACCATCCATAGCCTCATGCCAAGGCCTAACCCTTCCATCATTAGTAGCCAACCACTCATTACCATCAACCAAATCACTTTGCTCACTAAAAGCTTGAGCACCTTCACGAGCAGCATCCAATGTCTCCGTCCTAGCAATCAACTCAGCATGGTTCTCACTAATACTGTCAACCCTTTCCTCCAAACGATTAACAGCTTCATCCAAAGCAACCTCATCCTCAGCCGCCTGCCAATAACTCGTTACGAACCATCTCACCAACAGTCCCCTCAACCTGGACCACACGACTAGAAGTATTACGTCTCAAAACCTCAGCCGCATAACTATCACCAAGATCAACACTTAGATCCAAATCAACCTCATCAGGCACATCAACACCTTCCTCAATCAACTGCCTCAACACACTCTCATCATGTTCAGCAGATTTCTCCATAGCATCAACATTACTCTCCGACAAAACAGCGAACAAACTATCCCTCAAATCCAAACCATCCAATATACGGTCAACATCAGGTAACAAACGCTTCTCCAAAAAACCCTTATCCAATTTTTTCTCCTTAGGGAACTCATCCTCCAACAAATCAAACAACGGATTCAAAGAATTTTTCAAAACACTAGAAACCTCACCCTTCACACTTTCCATATGACCTACCAACGGAGTGAACCTGCCACCTCTCTGATTACGCAAAGCCTCCTTATCAAACCTTTCATTCACTTTCTCAGCGTTCAACAAAGCGTTTTTAAAACTCACAATCTTTTTTTTTAAACCATCCTCACAATCATTTAGTTGGTCTACTGAACTAACACTATTACCCAAAGCAAAAGGATCAGGATCATCTTCAGGTAACTCATCAGCATCCATACCAGCCATCTCAAAAAACCAGTTAGGATTCTCACGAGCTTGACTTCTCACAGCCTCCACAGGAACATCACCCCAAGGCACAGTCTCCCTACCCAACTCATTCCGAACCTCATTAATATGCACAACACCCATATTCTGCTTCTTCTCCAAAATCTCCAACAACATCTTCTCAACCTTCGGATTATGAGTATCAAACTCAAAACGCATATTACCTCCAGCACGCTCATAAAAACGAGTATAAGGCAAAATCTCAGTATTAATCTGCTGCTCAATCAACCTCAATAAAGGCTTAGTAGTCTTACGATAAACCATCGCCTCATTATGCTCAGAAATAGCCTTATTAGCATTATCAAAATTACCAATCTCAGTCTCCGTCAAACCAAAAGCCATCGCCACACGCTTCAAATACCACTCCTGACTCTGCAAAAACTGCATAGCCTGAGGATCAGGTATCAACGGCTCAAACTTAACCTCATTAGGAGAAATCGGCAACTTATGCTGACGACCCCTATAATTATTCTTCCACTGCTCCTTAAAATCCTCAATACTTCCTTTATCTATACCAGTTATTTGTAAAATACCCTTCGGGAACTCATTCTCACTATACCACTTCAAATTCTGCCTATCCTCCCTCAACAAAATCTGCAACTCCCTAGCAACCTTTTGAAAACGACCAACACCATAAACACCGACCTCAGAAGGGTTCTCCTCAGTCCAAACAATTTGATCCCTCGTAAAACCTTGAGGTTTCTGAGTTTGAACATGAAACCCTTGAAAACTACGCACAGAATCAATCAAATCCCAAACACTACCTTTCTCACCGTCAAAAACTTTTTGAGAATAATTTGACATACCAAACTGATAATACGCAGATTCAGGAGGACGAGGCAAACGATCAAACTCATCAGGATTCTTAGTAAAAGTCATTCCAGGACGATTATAGATCTCAGCTAAATACCCGTCCTCATCAGGAACCAACTCAAAAATACCAGCGTCATAAGCTAAAACACCATCAACATGCTTCTTCAACAAATGGTCAAAACTTTCACTATTATAATTAAAACCTCCCTCAAAAAAACGCGTACCATCATCAATAGCGTCATAAACCACAGAATCAGCTTCCTCCTCATCAACGGTTTCAAAGTCCAAGGTTGAGTAGTGATCTGCGACTTAATAGTTGAATTCATAATCGAACCAATACCTGTTTGCTGCAACTTCAACGGAGTGAAAAGGTCAGCGGCTCTAGGCACACCATAACCACGAGTATCGAATAAAAATCGAGCTCTTTTACCAAGAGGGTTAGTAGGAGAATTATCAACAAGCTCTATTTTAGATTCATTATTATTAAGATTTATAAAAGGCATACACTACACAAATAATTATTAACTTTCTCTACTTAAAACATTTACCCAAAAAAATCCTTGATTCAATACATATACTTCTTCAACTCCTTAATAGACAACTTTTTAATCTCCTCCAAATTTGTACAACCCACCTGCAAACAATTACTATCACGACCATAAAAATTAATGTAAGCAGACTTTAAATTCTCCATGTATTCATTAACTACTTTATTTGAAACATCGTCTTTAAAAATCCAGACAACCAACTTATCACTACTGTCCTCAATTTCTGTAACATAATCCACAGGATCTTTAAAACCTAACAAGTAACCAATCTTTTTCCTCAACCAACCCAACATCAGCCAGACACCTCGTCATTTTCTCCTTTCTGAAGAATCAACTTCAACCTATTCAACACATTATCAAAATTTTTGGACAAAATATCCACAACCTCATCCACACTTTTACCCTCCTTCACAGACTCCTTCAACTCATAATTAGTATTCAAAACACCATTAATCTCACTAAGCATTTTCTGACGCTCATCAACACTAATTTTACTAGCCCTCAAATCCCAACACTGACCACAAAACAACTTAGTATCACCCGCCACACTAAACAAACTAAAATCCCCATCACCATTAGTTTCGCTGTAAGTAATCCTAGCTGGGTAAACTACATGAACCACCTCAGAAACAAGTTCATCCTCAAACCCTTCCATTTCTGCTCTTTGTTTACTTTCTAACTTTTCTCCACAAAATCCACAACTAACAAAATCATCATCACTCATCTTTCATCACCTACATCAATTTTTTTAGTCACCTTACTTATAATAATACATTAAAATTATTACTTTATGAAACTTACTATCAAATAAAATCAACAAAAAAATCAGACCCACCATCAACCTCCATCACAACATACCTAACACAATCCATCGCATGATCCGAAACATTACTACCACCAACATCACATTTCTCATAACCCAAAAACTCCCTAACAGTATTATCACACTCCTTAGCAACAAACAAACCATCCTTATGAACCCTCTCCCTAACAGCATCAATACCAGGATCCAAACTCTTATTAGCCCTAACAACACTATGAACAGTACTCCGTTTAAAACGCTCAATATGCTCAGGCACATGCTCAGAAACAAGCCTACCCCGAGGCTGCTCATCCAACCACTCAATAACCTCAGACACAAAACTCTCCGACTCGTAAAACTCATCAACAATAAACAAAGAACCATCAACCCCCTCACAAAACTTCAAAACAACCCTTTCATCACTCCAACCCGCATCATAACCATAAAACCACTTAGTATTCTCATCCATCTCATCTATTAATTCTTCACGAGGCTTAACATGTCTTTCACGACTAAAATCAGGGTAAACACGACCCTCAACATCACCAAACTCCCCATGCAGAGCCATACCCTCATTCTCTGCTCCCTGGTAACGCCTCTTAAGCCTCTTCAAAGCAGACTTATCCAAAAACGGGTTTTCCTCAGTAGAAACCCTCACAACCTCCAAATTAATATCAACACTAGAACCATCCTTCCACTCACGATCCTGCAAAATCCTCTGCAAAGCACCAGT